GCGGCTCGGCGTACTCCTCGATGCTGCACCCGGTCTTCGGTGACCTGTGGTACGATATCTACGCCAGCAGGCTCCCGGACGAGGGGCTGTTCCACCCCGGCGTCCACCCGTACCTCGACGCGACAAACTACGCGAACGGGTTCGGCACGCGGGCCGTCGGCGGCGCGTTCGCGGACGGGGCGAGCTACGAGTCCACCCCGCTGTACAGCGAACTGGAGCCGATGCTGGAAGTCATCGTGAACTTCTCCGGCGGCGGTGCCCCGCCGACGTTCACCGTGGCCGGGACGGACAACACGGGCGCGGCCCTCAACTGGACGGCGACGGGCGGGAGCAACAACCCGGAGGCGGCTGTCTCCACGACGATCACCCCGGCCCTCAACGCGATGGGCAGGCAGACGTTCGCGGTGGCCTCCGCCTCCGGCATCGTCATCGGCTCGACGCTGAAGATCAACGCGGGGCTGACCGACGAGGAAGTCATCGTCGTGGAGAACGTCAGCGGAACGGACATCACGGCGGTCTGCATGAAGGCCCACGGGGCGGGTGCGGCCCTGACTGGGTTTACTACCTTGGCCCTCACCCCGGCCACGGCGGGCCGTCGCATCCGCGACGTGACTGGCATCACCATCGGCATCACCGCTCACACGGCGGGGGCGGTTCGCGTCGTCGGCAAGCAGCAGCGGCAGTACAACCCGGACGTGGCGTGATGAACGGCGGAGGGGCTTCGCCATCCCCTCCCCCACGGACACAAAGGAGACGCGAACATGCCTCTATCGGACGCCCTGGACGACTCGATGCGGAACGCGGACTACATGGTGGACCGCGCGAAGGCCGTTGCTTTTGCTGGCGCTGACACCGGGCCGCTTGGCATGGTCGGCGGCTCCTCGATGGCCCTGGCCCGCCAGACGCAACTGACGCACCACGGAGAGCAGTACCGGCACTACACCGGCTGGCCCTACTCCATCATCCGCATCATCGCCCAGCGTATCGCTGGCCAGCCCTTGCGTATCGCCAGGAACGTCACGGCCTCCTCCAAGAAGCGTCCCGACGGCATGGCGGTGAAGGCACCACTGCTCAAGAGGAGCCTTCCCGTCCACCTCAAGGCCCACGCGGAGGACATCGAGGTTCTGGAGGATCACCCCTTCGGCCAGACGATCAAGCGTCCCAACCCGATCATGGTGCAATGGACGTTGGTCTACGTCACCATCGCCTCGCTGGAACTCACCGGCAAGGCGTACTGGTGGTTCTTCGTCAACGAGGACGGCGGGCTGGAGATCTGGCACCTCCCGTCGTCCTGGGTGCTTCCGCTGCACGACGAGAACAAGCTCTACTATGCGTGGGAGGTCAGGCCGGATGGGCTGGCCGCGCCGATGATCGTCCCCGGCGAGGACATCGTCATGCTGGGATACCCGGACCCCAGCAACCCGCTGAATCAAGTGTCGCCTCTCCAGGCGAACGCGCGGGCCGTCATAGCTGACGAGGCCGTCGAGGACGCCCAGAGGCGGAGCTTCGGCAACGGTATCCACCCCGGCCTCGCCCTGGTCATCGGGCGGCACCCGGACGCCACGACGAGCGGCCCCGGCACCCGCCCCATCCTCGACAAGGATCAGAGGAACCAACTGATCGCTGCCGTCAAGAAGCAGTATCGTGGCGTCGTGAACTACGACGAGCCTCTCATCCTCGACGGCCTGATCGAGGACGCCAAGCGTATCACGATGGGGCCACGGGAACTCGACTTCCTGAACTCCGCCGCACTGCTCAAGGAGCGGCTGACGCAGGGCTGGGGCGTCAACCCGGTGAGCATGGGACAGCTTGAAGGGGCCAACCGGGCGAGCAGTGCCACGGCTGACGACCACCTGTGCGGCAACGTCATCAACCCGAAGATCGTCCTCATCAGCCAGACGCTCACGGTGGCCGTCCAGCGGATCTACAAGGACGAGTCGCTGCTGGTGTATGTCGAGGAGGCGCACGCGGTCGATCCAGACTACGAGCTTGCAGTCGAGACGGCGATGGTGGACCGGGCGGCGATGGACCGGAACGAGTGGCGGGCGCGCCACCACCTCCCGCCGATCAAGGAGGGGAACAGCGTCTTCGTGGGCGGCATGGAGATCATCCTTGAACGGGACGACGACAAGGGCGACGGCCTCCGCTCCGCCAAGTCGCTGACGTGCCTCGCCACGAAGATCGGCAAGGTCGGCTTCAAGCGGCTGTGGCTGAAGAACCACAACCGCTACGAGCGGCAGTTGGTCCGCGCCCTCCGCGATGTCATCAAGGGCTTCGGCCAGGAGGCGGTCCAGCAGATCGAGGCGATGGGGGCGAGCGGCCCTGTGTCCTCCGCCATCGTGACGGGCCTCAACCTCGACGAGTGGGAGGCGAAGCTGAAGGAGGCGGCACAGCCTCTCATCATGGCTTCGTGCCTGACGGGGGCGACGACGGAGTGGGAGCTATTCGTGCCGCGCCGCAGCACGGGGGAGATCGCCTGGAAGGCGTTGCCTCCCGGCCTCTCCTCCCTCGCCCAGGCTCTCCCGGCGGAGGTGCAGCGGGCCGTCGAGGCGTTCGCTGAATCGCTCCTGGGGCAGCCGTTCTGGACGGACGTAGTGAAGAACGTCCGGGAGGACATCGCGGCATCCATCCGGACGGCTGTAGAACAGGGCGAGAGCGGCCCGGAGGCGGCTGCACGGATCTCCCGCCTGCTGGGCACCAACGGCTCGACTGCGCGTGCGTTCCGGATCGCGAGGACGGAGGTGACGGGGGCGCTCAACGCGGGCCATGAGGCGACGCGGGACAAGCTCGCGAAGGTCGGCCTCCTCAAGGGCAAGAAGTGGCTATCCATCGTTGACGACGACACCCGCGAGGAACACAAGCGGGCGAACGGGCAGCAAGTCGGGCCGGGGGAAGAGTTTACCGTGGGGGGTGAGAGGGCGACGTACCCCGGAGACGTTCGGCTATCGGCTGGACAGCGGTGCAATTGCCGATGCACTTCGATCAGTGTCACCGCCCTCGACGACGACGAGGACTAACACCGTGGCAAAGAGCAACGAGGAAAAGCGTGCGGAGACGGAGCGCAAGCTGGAGATTGCCGTGACGTTCCTTCAGGAGGTGATCGCCTCCCGCATGGCGGCGGGGACGTGGGGCAAGGTCACGATTGTCGCGATCGTCGAGGGCGGCTACATCAAGGAGGTGGCCCTTGATGACCACACCGTAGTGAGAGACATCCCGACGGTGAAGCTGAAAAATCCTCCTCCCCCCATTGACAAGAATTGAGCCGCCGTACTACACTGACGGAGTCGAAGTAAAACCGTACACCCGGACATCCAAAGGAGCCGGGCGGATCGGGCCTCCCCCTCCCCCACGGGAAACCGTGTGGCTGCGGAGCCTGCTCTGCCCGGCTCGTTCGTTTGATCGAAGGAGGATCGAGATGCCGGAAGTTGCCGACATCCTGGCGAAGATCCAGAAGCGCAAGAGCCGCCACGTCGGCATCGGGATCGCCTCCGACTACGTCTCGACCATCGGCGCGTGCTTCGGGACGGAGGGGGCGGAGCGATTCTTCGGGATGGGGTCGGATCGCCAGTGGGCACAGGCTCTCAAGGACAGCCAGCACAAGCTCGTCTTCCGCCAGGAGGACATGAAGGTCACTGGCGTCAAGAGCAAGCTCCTGATCGCGAAGCAGCGGAAGTACCCGACGAGGCGGGGAGGCAAGAAGGAGGACGACGCCGCGCCGACGGTTACTGCCGGTGCGTGCATGGAGTTCGACTGCGTCCTCACGTCGAAGAAGCGGGACCGTGACCGGGACATTCTGGAGCCGTCGGGTGCCCGCGTCGATCCCTCGATGCCGCTGCTCTGGCAGCACATCCCGATGCAGCCCATCGGGAAGCTCATCAAGATTATCACGCAGGACGAGGATCAGGTCGTCGTCCGGTGCGCGATTGCCGACAACGCCTTCGGTCGGGACGTGGCCCAACTGGTCGAGTTCGGTGCCCTGCGGATCAGCCACGGGTTCGTGCCGACCAAGTTTGAGCCAATTGAGGACGACGAGAACTCCGATCCCTGGATGCAGGGGTGGCACGTCCTTGAGTACGACGTGCTGGAAGTCTCGACGGTGAGCATCCCGTCGAACACCGACGCGGTTATTACCGGGTTCAGCAGGGGCAAGCTCCACCACCCGCTTGTGAAGTCGTGGGCACAGGCGGTATCCCGTGAACGGCCCACGATTGTTCCTGCGGGAGGAGAGGTAAAGATGACGCAGCCGATCAACGTCCACGTCCACCTTGGCGATGACGTGGCCAAGCTGAAGGGCCGGAAGGACGACGACGAGACGCCGAAGGAGGGCGAGGAGGAGACGGAGGAGAAGATGGAGGTGAGCGAACTCGCTTCCCTCGGTCGCGTCCACCTGATGATCGAGCAGGCCATGAAGGTCGATGGCCTCCCGGAGGAGGCGACGAACCTCCTGGGGCAGGCTCTGGGCGAACTGGAAGCCGCCATGAACGGCGAGGAGGAGGAGGGCGAGGAGACGGAGGAGGAGACGAACGAGGAGGAGGCGGAGGAGGAGAAGGAGGGCGAGGACGACGAGGAAGGGAAGGAGCCGCACCAGTACGTCATGGAGGATGAGGACACGGAGGAGGAGAAGGAGGGCGAGGAGGACGACGACGACGAGGACGAGGAGTCCAAGGCCGACGACGACGTGACCCCCGACGACTCCGAAGGCCGTGCCGACGAGGACGAGGAGAAGTCCTACGACGTGGCCGACGACCTGTTCAAGTCTGCCCTCCAGAAGCACCTCACGGGCACCAAGACGGCCCCCAAGAAGGGCACCAAGCCCCCGAAGAAGGGCGGCAAGAAGTAATCCCTGACAGGGGCCGGTAAAATCTTACACGCACCACCGGCCATACCAAACCAAACGCGAGAGGAGTGGAGAGATGAAGTTCAAGCTGACCCCGGCGGTGCGGCGCTTCGCAGTCGAGAAGTGCGGCTGCTCCGTCAACGCTGCCGACGCCGTCATCATCGACGCGGTGGCCAAGGCCGTCGCTGACGGCAAGATCACGGAGGCCGCGCTTGCGAAGCTATGCGGCACCGCGAAGTCGAAGACCAGCGACTTGCTGAAGACGATCACGCAGACCGTCAAGTCGGCGGTGTCGGACGCCTTGCCGAAGCCCGGCAAGAAGGAGGGCAAGGTGAAGAAGAAGGCCAAGCCGGAGGAGAAGAAGACGGCGTCGCCGGACGCCATCGGCAAGGCGGTGGACGCCCGGCTGAAGGAGATGGGGCTGGTCAACACGGACGGCAGCACCCCCGTCTCGATGCTGGGCAAGGCGTCGAGCTACCTGACCGCCAACAGCGTCCGCGTCAAGTCGGCCATCGAGCAGTACGACGGGACGCAGAAGGCGGCGATCTGCCCAGACCGCACCCAGATGGGTTCGCGGCACAGCAAGGCCGGTCAGCCCGCGACGATCAGCGGGCGGCAACTGTACCACCCCAGCGAGCGCGACAAGGCGGTGGCGGGTGCGTACTTCAAGTGGGCACTGGCCTGCGGCTCCTCGCAGCATGAGATTCCGCGCCAGCTTCAGATGACCGACCACGACCGCGACATCGTCAACTGGGCGCTGCGGAACTCGGCGTGGACCGGCCTCATCAAGGGCGACGGCACGGAGGTGCCGGGGGCCATCAAGATCGACCGCCGGAAGCTGTCGGAACTGGAGATGAAGGCGTTGCTGGACGACGCCACCTCGGGCGGTCTGGAGGCGGCTCCCATCGTCTTCGACGACGCGGTCATCCTGACGCCGATCCTGTACGGCGAACTCTTCCCCGACGTGAACGTGGTGAACATCACGCGCGGTCGGCGGATCGAGGGCTTCAGCATCGGCAACCCGACGATCACGTCGGGCACGGCGGAGGGAACGGCCATCTCCGCGTTCAACACGGCGTCGTTCATCCAGGCGTTCGACACCACGATCTACAACGCGGTCGGCGCGATGGAGATCGGCCTGGACTTTGAGGAGGACGCGCCGAACGACATCGGCGGCATCGTGACGGAGCGGTACGGCCTCCAGACGATGGCGTGGCTGGACGAGCAGATCGCCATCGGTGACGGCACGACGGAGCCGGAGGGCGTCTTCACGGCGTCCGGCACGGTGTCCGTCAACTCGGACAACGGGCTGTCCGGCCCGCCGACGGTGTCGGACTACGAGGGTCTGATGTTCGGCGTGGCGAAGCAGTTCCGCAAGGAGCCGGGTGCCCGCGTCGTCTTCTTGGGCAACGAGACGAGCTACCGGCGGGCGCGTGCCATCCCGGTCGGACCCAACGACGAGCGTCGCGTCTTCGGTATGACGCACGGCGACTACCGGATGCTGGACGCGGACTACCGCATCCAGAACGGCATCGCCAACAACAAGGTCGGCTTCGTCAACCTCAAGCGCTACCGGATGTACCGGCGGCTCGGCATGAACATCCGCATCGAGACGGCGGGCAACTACCTCGCCACCCGGAACCTGAAGCTCATCGTGCTGCGTATGCGGTTCGGTGGGCGGCTGGAACTCGGCGGGGCGGCGGCGATCAGCACGGACATGCAGTCCTGATCGTCGGACTATAGCCTTCCTCTCACCCCACGGGAATGATCCCGTGGGGTGGGAGGAGGGCCACAGGCCAAGGTGCAAAGCGGCCATGCCGCATCACACGCCACGGGGGATGTTCCCGCTGGCGGAGGATAGAAGAACCTCGCACCCTGAAAGGGGAAAGACCAATGTCCAGCATTCGCATGATCGGCGGAGACGGCTACGGCAAGAAGACGGCTGCGGCCAACACCCGCATCCAGTACCTCGTCGGCGGCGTCGGCTCGCTGTACACTCACCTCCTTAACATCCGCATCGCCACCCTGGCGACGGCCCACGTCCTCACCGTCATGCGTGGCGCGTCCCGCACGAAGGTGACGACCGATCTGGCGGCGGCGGGCACTTCGCTCGTCGTGGACGAGGCTCTGACCGACGGCGACGGCAACGCCATCGCGGCGAACGATCTGGTGGCCGTCCAACTCGACAACGGGGCGTGGCACCTCTCGCTCGTCACGTCGTGGACGGTCGGAACGCTCACCATCGTCCTGACCACCGCCATCCCGACGGGCCGCACGGCGCGTCGCGGTGCCCGCGTCGTCAACTACGGCGTGGCTGGCGACACTTGGCACGCCCTGCGGCAGTTCGACCTGACCGCGTCCGCTACCAACCAGATCCCGGCGGTGGCCGGTGCCGTCGAGTCGCTGGTCCGCGCCTCGGCCCCCGGCGAGCCGCTGCTCATCGACATCGACAACGCGACCAACGCCTCGACGGTGGCGACCACGTCGGTCGGCTACGCCAAGGCGTAACCTGAACCGCCGACGGGTAAAACCTTGCACGCGGCGGGGGAGGGGGTGACTCCGCCTCCGCCGCGTGCTACATTACCAGGGGCCGTTCGTGCGGCCAGAACATCACCACGGAGAACGGAAATGTCGGAAGACACCAAGGGGACCACGGCGGCGGCGGAGAAGCCCCCGGCTGGCAAGGGGGGCGGCGTCTCGCAGGCGTTCTCCCGCCTGGGGGAGATCGTTATCGAGATGGGCGACGACCGGAACCGTCGCTTCCTGTACGCCCCCACGGGCCAGGAGCTTCGGGGCTGGTGGAAGAAGGCCAACCTGATCGGCATGACGATGGATCAGCGGATGACGCAGATGCCGGACCTCCCCGGCATGTACATCTGCCTCGACTGCAAGAGGGCGCGGCTCCGCGTCCTCGACCCGCTCAACGCCCCGGAGAACAAGGGCTTGCTGGCGCAGGCCCAGGCCGTCCACAAGGACGTGTTCCGCACGAACGCGGGGCCGGAGACGGACAAGCTGGAGGAGGGTCTGAACGATACCCGGCTCAAGACCAACCTCTACTGGATGCGTCGGCTGGTGGACAGCGGCTCGGCCCGGATCGTCTCCGGCGAGTTGCCGACGCTGGAGCAGATCGAGACGCTGCCCGGCATGACGCGGGTGGAGG